CCGCCCGAGCGTAAGGTCTTACCACCTCTCCTCTCTTTACTCCCCAGATCGCAAATGCACTTGGGGAAATCTTGCCGTTGCGTTCTTGGAGGCAAAAAGCTCGATGATGGGATTGCAGGGTTTTATCAACGGGATGTTGGCTGAACCGTGGGAAAATCAGGAGACTCAACAGGACAGAGTTGAAATCGTATCTGACGCTGGAATCCCTGAAGCCAGACGATATCTGACCGCTGACGTACAAGCTGCCGCTCCGTTCTTGTGGTGGGTCTGCCGAGAATGGAGCAAAGGCAACTCCCGTCTAGTTGGGGCCGGTCACGCAGATGATTTTGCCGCACTCCGCAGGATACAGTTACAGTACAACGTCCACGATATGGATGTTGGGCTTGATTCCGGCTATAACACGCAAGCAGTCTACGACGCTTGTGCTGAGTTTTCTCAGAGTAGTGCAAGCCCGATAAACTATCCCTGCGGTCTTCGCTATCCACCAGAGGGAGGTCTCCGAAAGCCAATGCTTATCGGCTGGTTGCCAATGAAGGGACGCGAGACTGGAGCTAGATTTACCAGCAAGACCGGCTCCATCCATCCCTTTGGAATTACAACCTCCACCTCGATGCGGACTGACGCTGTGCAACCGTTGTTGGTTTTCGACACTGAGCACATGCGGGAGGTGCTCCAGCGGCTCCGCAAAGGGACCGAGACTCATCAATGGACCGTTTGTAGTCTGCCCACTCCGCTGGACGTTGAGGGAGCCTTTGCGAGCGATTCTGATACATACTGGAAGCATCTGGACAGTCACATTTTGCGACCAACAGCGAACCGCTCCGGCAGGATCAAGCACTTGTGGTACAAGCGAAACACTCGTTGGCCGGACCATTTGCACGATTGCGAGATCATGCAGTTGGCAATGGTTATGTTGTGGGGAGACCTAACTTCCAGTACCTCCGAAAATTCTAGTGGTTGACAAACTTGGCGGTCTGTTGATAGTCCGCGCAAGTGTTCACCTACACAGTAGCAACAAAACGGAGTTACTTGCGTACGACCTACGCGAGCAAAGCCGCTTTGACATTGCTTGAGGCTTTAACGGCAAAGCTTACTGTTTCCGCTGACTCGATGGAGAGCGGCAATGTAGTCCGCAGCACTTCTAGCTCTGATGTTTCCGTTGAGTTCGCTGAACCCGGTAAGGGGACCGCCGCTCCAATCGAGATGCTGGAAATGTGGGAGTCTCTGCTAACGGATTACGATTACGCTGTAACGCTCCTCGCTGGAGACGCAATCCCTAGTCCCACTGATCTCCAAATTTACAACAAGATGTTGGCTGCCGTTTTGGTTTCAACGACTCGGTATTATGGGGATTTCACGCAATTCCGCCGTGAAGCCACAACCCGAATGAGCTAATGGGCTTTCTTCAAAACATAGCGAACAAGCTGTTTCCTCCTCCCGCAAACAAATACGAGGGAGCCGGTAACTCGTTGCGTCGTTCGTATCTCGATACGTCTTACACTTCCGCGCGGTTTGATGTAACCAGTTCGACCCGTCAAGCCATCGTTCGCAAATCTCGCTTTTTTGAACAGAATAACGCTGTACTGAATAGGCTTGGGGACTTGTTTGAGAGCTACACCGTTGGCTCCAGCTTCTCGGTTCAACCAGCCTCCAGTGACTCCGCTTGGAATCTTAAAGCTAAGAAATGGTTTGATGTCTGGAGCCGTTATCCCGATATCGGTTCTCGGCAGTCGTTCTCCACTCTGATGGGGCAAGCCGCTCGCGGTTGGTTCTATGATGGTGAATCGTTCCTGTTGTTGACCAAAGGAGAGACCGGCAAACCTCGATTGCAGCTTATTGAGGCTCAATCCATTGCCACTCCGTCAGGGATGCAAGCAGACGAGACTGTGTTTGATGGCATCCGGTTTGATCCGAGAACTGGACGAGCGATATCCTACTTTATTGGAGCGGAAAAAACTCAGGGTAACCTGACTGATGTTCGATCTATTCCCTCTGACTCCGTAGTCCATATCTACGAGCCGAATCGTCCCGGTCAGCTTAGAGGTCTTCCGTTTGTCTCGGCGGTTATCAATGATTTGCACGATCTAGATGATCTGCAAAAGTTGGAGATGGAAGCGTGTAAGCTCGGTGCTTCTGTCGCTCAGATCGTCAAGACTGTTAGCGGCGAAGTCCAAGCCAGTAACCTCCGCGCTGGTACTGCTGGAGCGAGCATAAACACCGCCGAGAACTATTACGAACAGGTCTTTGGATCTGGCGTTAAGGTAATGAAAAACGGTGATAGTTTCGAGCAGTTTGCAACCGAGCGTCCCGGTGTAAATATGCGCGAGTATTGGCGACAACTGACCGAGAAAGTCTGTGCTGGCGTTGGTATCCCTTACGTTCTTGTCTACCCAGAGTCAATGCAGGGAACTGTCTATCGCGGTGCGCTAGATATGTCCGCTGTTTGGTTCAAGTCTCGCCATCAGGTCATGGCATCAGCGGCTCGTCGTATTTATGAATATGCGATGGAATACGCGATCAAGAATGATTCTACGCTTAACGATGCTCCCTCGGATTGGTACGAAGTATCAATCACCGCTCCGCGCTCCCCGAATGTTGACGTTGGCCGTAATTCTGCGGCTCAACTGGCAGAACTAGAGGCTGGCGTTGTAACCTTTGACGAGGTCTATGGTGCGCGTGGTCTAGATTGGCGTTCCGCTTTAGAGTCAAAAGCTCAACAAGCTTTGTTTGTACGTCAACTCGCTGCGAAGTATGGCGTTGACGTATCTGAGATTTCGGTGATTCAGAAAGAGCGTCCCGCAACTAGTGTTGCAACTGCTATTGACATTGAAGACGATCCTTCCGAATCTCCGTCTCCAGTTGCTCCGTCAGAAGGTGGATCACAACCTGTTGTTGTAGAGCAGGAAGAGATTACCGCTACCGTCAAAAAGACTCGGAAACCAAAAGCCAAGAAAACCGAATGAGTTTCACAAAGAAATCTGATTGGCTTTATTACGCTCCGGCTAACGCTGCTGGCGATCCTGCTACCGTTCAAATCTTCGATCAGATTGGAGAAGACTGGTATGGTGGAAGCGGTCTATCTGCAAAACAGTTTTCCGATGTACTCAACGAGATTGGCAATGGTCCGCTGCTAGTAGAGATCAACTCTCCCGGTGGTAATGTTTGGGATGGTCTCAGCATTTACAATCAATTGCGCGGTCGCAAAGCTCCGGTGACCACTCGCGTCGTTGGCATTGCGGCTTCTATTGCCTCAATCATTGCTCTTGCTGGTGATCGCGTAGAGATGGCTGACGCTGCTCTAATGATGATCCACGATCCGTCTGGAATGGCTTCTGGTACGAGCGAGGATATGCGGAAGATGGCCGAAGCTCTTGATCAACACGCCGAAGTGTTGGTTGGAGTGTATCACAAGAAGACCGGACGCTCCGCTGAGTCTATCCGCGCTGCAATGCGAGCAGAGACTTGGTTTACTACCGCTGAAGCTCTTGCTTTTGGTCTGGTAGACAAACCCATCAAACAGCTTGCAATGGCTGCTAAATGGCATCCTCGCGCTGTCACAAAGACTGCTCCTGAGACGGTCAAGAACAACCTCCGTCGAGGTCTTGAGCAATACGAGGAAGGTCTTGCTGGCGACGGTCTTGAACCCGCTACAGTAGCTGACGCTAAGTCGCTGATTTCTGGCGAAGCTCCTACCGAAGACAAGATCCGCAAAGCCAACGCTTGGTGGGGACGCAATGAGCGTTTCCTAGAAGGAGAGCCAAATACTCCTGCGGACGTAGCGGCTAACCTCTGGGGAGGTGCTGCTGGACGCGATTGGTTCTCTGCTCTTTTCGCTCAACTAGAAGAGCCGTCTGATACCAATACAGACAAAACACTTTCGACTGATGGCGAAAAAACCATCAACGATTCTGGCGTGGACTCCACGCCGCAACCAACACAACAACCCGACACAAATATGTCCGATTCCACTACTGTGACGGCTGCGGCTGCTCCTGCCGCTTCCGTTGATCTCACCGCGATTCTCGCGAAGCTTACCGCTTTGGAGGCTTCGATGAAATCCAACACCGCCGCTCCCGCTCCTGATCCGGTTCGTCCCGTGATTCAGAACTTGGGCAACCCGCTGCTTGAGAAGCACAAGAGTCTCCGCGCTGGTGCAGAGCGTCAGCGTTTCCTTATTGAGAACCACAGCGAGTTGCTGCGTCAGAATGCAATTCTGGCTCCTCAGAACAACACGTTTACCGGCTCTTTGGTTGTTGATTATCTCGCGGATGCAATCATTACCGTTGCGACCGCGAAGTTGGCAATGATCTCTAGCTTTACGCGCAACGTTGGTTTGGACAATTTGCGTCCGCGAGCAATCGTGCGAGTCAAAAAGTTCACCGCTGGTGATGACGTTGTCCCCAACGCGACCAACTTTGAGGACAGCGCGGCCAACAATTCCACATTGGACGCTACCTCGGTAACTGTTCAGCAGTTGACCAAAACCTTCACCGTGAATCAGCAGGAACTGAATCAGGGTTTTGCAATTAGCGACTTGGCTCAGGGTTCCGCTGAGATTTTTGCTCTTGGTATTAGCAAAAAGGTCACCGCTCAGATGACCACCGCGCTGTTTGGCACTCCTGTAGTTATTGGTACTGGTGCTGCTTTTGACAGTTCCGATCTTCCTGCAATCTTGGCTCTTGCCAAGAATTACCGAAATAAGCTCCTTCTGTTGGACGGCGGACACTTGGCTCGTTTGATGTTCTCCGGTCAGTTTACTGCTTCCGCTGGAACTAATCCGTTCCCTGATTCGCGTTATGGTCCGTTGAACAACGGCTACTTCGGATTTGCTAACATCTTGGAGCAAAACGATTGGACTGGTGCCTCCACCAACGCTGCTGGTTTTGTCTGCGGTCAGGACGCTATCGCAATTGCGAGCGGTCTGCCGGTTGGGATGATTGCTGGCGAGTTTGTGGAACAGCGTAGCGTTGACTTGAGCAACGGTCTTTCTGTGTTGCTGTCTGTCTGGTATTCCCGTGCCACTCGCGCTCATATGGCATCGTACGATATCATGTTCGGCGCGGCTGCTGCGGATACTACGCAAGCCGAGGTTTTGACCACCGTCTAATCCTAAGATTATGCGTATTGCAACCACCGTAGCAGTGGACAAGACCGGCAAAACTAAGCTGGTATCTGGTCCCGAAATTGATGCGACTCTCCAACGCACTAATTTCAACACTGTTTCTGTTCCAGAAGGAGGCAAGCTCATCTTGTGGGTACAAGGAGCCTTAGCACCGAAGATTCGTAAGGGTTAAACAACCAAAACTGGGGAGGCTGTTGGATACGCTGACAGCCTCCCCTTTAACAAACACAATTTTATGGCCGGAGTACAAACCGATATCGCGACGCAGGATTCAATGGGATTTCAGGGTGCTGTACCCATCAGTGGCACCGCGCTTAATTCCGCTGGCTACACTGCTGTTCAGTTCACCGAAAGCTCGACTCTGACCAGCATTGCTGGTTTTGGCTTTTCCGGCACTTGGACCGCTCATACGTTCCCCGCTGGATCTATTATTCGTGGACGTATAACCAGCTTCCAACTCGCTTCTGGAAGAGCCATCGCCTATCTCGCTCGCGCATAATGACTTTGGACCTGTCATTGGATCTAGCTGCTGAAGGTGATTCGGCTGTCTACAACCATGATTTTGTAGCGAGAAATATGCTACAAGAGGACGAGACTCTTGTGCTACAAGAGGATGGTCTTTTCAAAATAGTTTTCTCACTGATAACTGACTAACGCTTTTCAAATTATGGCAGACTCTAAAATTACGGCCCTCGGTAGTATTGGAACAGGAACCGATCCCGCAAACGATCAGCTTGTGATCGTGGACGTGTCGGATGTTTTGCCAACGGGGATGGCGACGACTGGCACGACCAAGAAGGTAACGCTGAACAACCTTCTTTCATCGTCACCAACTGCGACTGGAAACTTCACCATCACCGGCGATCTGACGGTGGATACTAACGTCCTGAAGGTGGACACGACGAACAATCGGGTGGGTATTGGTACGGCGACACCCGGTTCTGGTTACAGCTTGGATATTGTTGGAGCTGCTGT